ACTGCAATTCTACCTGTAGTAGAATCTTTTATCATTAATCTTCCAATTCGTACTTCATAGTACGGAAGCTCTGGTATAATATTTGTTACTGCTCCTGCTGTATCTGCACTCAGGTAAAGAATATCCCCAATAGTCCAACCAGCAACATTCGTATTTAAATCATTTACATTTCCACGTTCAGTAACAAAACCATAATCGCCAGCAGCAATATCTTGTGTTGCCATACCTAAGACAATAGAAGTGGCAGCAGTATTCGCTTGTGCTAAAGCAACACTTGGTACTACAGGATTAGTTCCTGCAATCCCTACTGTATAAACAAGTTGACCATTTAAAATTCCTGATGATGTATTGTTATATACTCTCCAAATTGATTCCTGACCTACTTGTAAAGTAACTCCATTGTCTTCTTCTACTGTTAATGTTTGCCAAGTTGAATCATAATAAACTCTACCTTCTTTAAAAGCACCAATAGTAGGAGTTGTTACAAAGTTTATACTATTAGCATCAGCATTATTAATGTTTGGATTTATTAGATTGGGTGTAGTATTAAATACAACAACACCACTTCCAGTTTCATCAGAAATTGCAGAAGCAAGTCCTGCTGAATTAACTAAAGCATTTTGTTTATTATTAAATGTAGTCCAGTCTGTCGGTGATATTAAACCACTTTGTAAAGAAGTTCCTTTTTGAGTAGCGTTAGTATGTTCTTGTGTAGTTAGATGAAAATATTCATCAGTAGTACCACCTTGAATATTTGCTAGATCATTATGATTGTAGATTCCAGATAGAGCTAACAATTCTTCAAGAGCACTATCAATTTGAGTAGCAGTTGTATTTCCACTTTTTACAATAATTCTACCAACTAAAATAGAATGCAAAGATAACAATTGTGGTAAATTTGCAGGGGGTTGACTTAATTGTGCTTGAGCTAAACTATAATTTCCAGTACCTAATACATAAGCAAAACAATTTGTAGCATCTAATATGCGATAAACCCAGTTTACACCATAATTTTTGCCACCAAGGGTAACTAAATTGGTTCCATTATCATATTGTGAATTATTATATGTAGTACTAGTGGTTTTTGTCCATACTCCACCTACATGATAATAAAAGATAGCAGGATTTGTATTAGAATTACAAGCCGCTAAAACTGTTTTTGCAGCACCATACCAAACACTACCACTAGTAATTGTAATAAGTTGGGTTGCTGCTTCTCCAAGCATTAAACCACCAGGTTCAACAGTAAAACGTTCAGTTTTTACTAAACGTAATGCAAGTTTGTCTCCTAAAGCTTTACCAAATTCATCCCAGTCTAAACTATAGATTGTATTTCCATCTCTGAAAACTGTATAAAGAGGAATAACATTTCCAATATTTATTGAAGAAACATCTGTAGTATTTTGTACTAATGGATTTCCATTATTTGCATTAACTATTAAGTAATTTGTAGTTTGATCTACAAGCGTAAAAGTTCCACCAGCTAATTCATATTGTATAATTCCGGAACCATTATAAGCAGAATCTAAGTAAAGATTATAAGTTCCTGTTCCTATTGTAACAATACCACTTCCATTATTTGTAAGTGTAGGTTTATTATAAGAACCAGCAGAAAGATATCTACTTGTAAAAGAAGTATCTAGGGTTGCAATAATTGATTCATTGTTTCCAGTATTTGTTTTTGTAAGAATAACACCAGAATTTGAGGTTAATTTATTTTCTAAATAATTCTTTGTGGTATCATTTTCAGAAATTTTTATCTTACCTGTATCAACTATAGAACCATTGAAATATAAATCACCACTTGAATTGTATAAAGTAGAGTTTATATTTGAAGGTGTACCACTTGATAAAACAATTCCACTAGAAATATTAAGACTATTAAATGATGGAGAACTTGTTGTTAATAGATTTTGATTAACTCTGTTATATGTTGTATTCCAATTTGTTTGATCTTCTGTTTGTGGTAAATAATAACCAGAAGCAATATCTATAGAAGTTCCATTTCCAATAACAGCATTGTTAGAATCTGATAAAACTAAACCACTTCCTACAGTTAATATTCCTGAAGTGATTGTAGATTGAAATCCAGTATGACCAGAATTTATGTAATCAAGATTTGAAAGCAAACTATGATTATTACTTCCTGTTGAATCTGGTTGCCAACTTTCGGTTACTCCATTAGTTTTAAGAACTAATCCAGAATTTCCTGTTTGAGAAGGAAGTCCGTCATATTTAGAATCAAAATTAATCCAATCTGTGTTTGATAAATAACCAGATTGAATACTAGAGGCTTGATCAACTTGAATTGAAGTTCCATTTCCAATAACAGAACCTTCTCCATTCGTTATTGTTAAAATTGAAGAAACAGATTCAGTTAAATTTCCACTTGTAATATTATTTTGTTTTGTTGTATCTGATGGGTGTATATGATCTGCTCTTGCAACTGTATCAAGAGCGCCAATAGAAACACTTCCATCCATTTTTATATTAGAGGTGGAAGTTTCAAAAGATTTATTAAATGCGGTATTTTCTAATACACTTATTATACCCGAGGAACTACTGAACTGAGCAACTTGTCCACTTGTTCCTGTTCCTGTAATAATATTAGATACTGCATCTTGTTTATTATTCCAATTTGTAATATCAAAATTTGTTGGAATTGTATTATTAGAATTTAAAGAAAAAACTCCAGAAGTAGGTTCATAAATTATTTCAGTTATCGAACTCGATATAGAATCTCTTGCTCTTGAATCTGTGTAATATAAATTGCTTCCTTCTGGTAAGTCTGTTGTTGTAGAATTTCCTTGAAATTGTCCTGAAGTTGCTTTTATAATCCCACTTAAATTATTAACAGCTAAAGATTGAAATGTAGGAGTTCCACTAGTAGAAAGGTTTTGATCAATTACATCTAATAAAGATTGATTAGAAAAGGTGTGAAGATTGTTATACTGTGTTTGTGTTAAATGATAATACTCATCAAAAGTACCACCTTGAAGACCATTAACATCATTATGGAAAATCTCACCCATATCTGCATCAATTCTAATCTTTTCATCATTACCAGATATAAGTGTGAGAATAACTCCCGATCCACTAAGAAGTTTGCTAAATAAAAAATCAGGAGTTAAATCATTAGATGATACAGCAATTTTTGAAGTACTAGCATTAGTAGATTTAAATGTTGGTATTATTTTCACAGATAATAATTAATCTTTGATAAAAGTAAAAACACATCCAGAAGTATGGCTAACTGTTCCCGAACATAATACTTTAGTTATCTCTCCTCTAGGTTTATCTATCTCGATATCTGATCCATTTAATACTGGAATTAAATTTGATATAGCTGGAGTTGATAAATAATTTGTGTATTCAAAATCTGTAAATAAAGCAAAATTTATAGTTGCACCGCTTCTATTTGCAAGTCGCATGTTTGATACACGATAGTATTTATTATCAAAAGAATTTATTGCAAGAATAACTCCAGATATTGTTTTTAACACTCCAGAACTTGCATTTAATTCAGATTGTGTAAGAGTTATATTTTCAATTAACATCGGTGTATTTTTACCTCATAATTATTTCTATAATTATTAGTAATTTTAAAATTGAAAAATTTAATAGAAAATTTGAAGAAGTTTATTTTAAAACAATGATTAGAAAGAAAATAATGTTTAACAAAACAGAATAAGGAAATCCTTTTATAGCAGTTTTATTGTAGAGAATTTCCCACTTATAATCAGATTCATTAGCATTTGTAGTAAATTTAGCTGTTGCTTCTATTTTTTTTATAACTTCATTTTTATCATTTATCCATAATATTTTAAGAGTGGTTACATTTGTTTTATTAAGAGCAAGCATCCAAGGATCATCTTTTAATTCAATAGATACTTTTTTCTTTCCTTCTATCTGTTTTATCTGTTTAGCAAAATCTGTATTTTTAATAAACTCTTCAAACTGTACAGGAGTCATTTTATTTAAAACTTTTCCTCTATATGTAAAATAAATGTTATCGTCTACTGCAAATAGAGGAATAGAAACAAAATAAAATATTAGAAGAAAAGAAATTGTTTTTTTCATTTATTTTCTTTAACTTTTTTTAATACATCTTTTCCAATCTCAACAGCATCTTCTAATACTGTTAAATTAGCATCAGAAGAATCTATTATATCTATTACTTCAAACTTAGGAATAATTTTTATTGTTTTGTTTTTTCCTCTTAAATAAAATAAAAAGAAAACAAGAGGAATAGCACATACTATAAATAACAACCCTATTCCAAGAAGTATAGAATAATCCTTTATAAAATCATTTATTTTCTTTAGCATTTATTTCTCACTTTCAATGCTAGGAAATTTTTTATGAACCGCAGCTCTCACTCTTGCTTGTTCTTCTGAAGTACCATTTGCAGCAACTCTTGCAAGAGCATTTCTAGCGTGAGCTAAATCAGGTATAGGATATTTTCTTTCTTTGGGAAAAACAAAAGCACTATCAGGTAAAGCTTGTTTTTGTGAATAGGTTAATTTATCTTCATCTAACTCTTTTTCATCATCTTCTTCTTTAAATCTACGTTGATAACGTTCCATAATTTTCTTCCTTTCTATTTATCGTAATATTGGTAATATAAATTTTTTCCATTGTGGTAATCCTGATTGTTGATATATACAAGCTCTTTCAAAAAGACGATAATCTAAATATTTGATCTGACTTTTTAAAACATTCTGAATAAAATCAAGTACTTCTAACTTATCTTTTATTGGAACTTGTGGTAAAACATTTTCAAGATTTATTCTTATATCATCTAATATTTCTGGTATTTTTACATCTATTTCAATTGGAGCTGTTCTACTTAAAATAGCAGAAGGAATTTTTGCTTTTGATTTATTTGTTATAATAATCACACCACTTTTAAAATGAATCTGTGGATTATTTTTTTTAGATATGTCTGTAAACTTAGGATCATAATATGTAACAATTCTTTCATTTCCTGGTGCTAAAGCAGCTTTCATTATATCTAAATTATTTTTATCAAAAACTGCGTCTGTGTCATCAAAAACAAGAATAAAATGCTCTTCATTGTTGTTTTTTAATACTTGAAACAATGATTGTGTGTTTTTTATTCCACCACTTAAAGTTTTATATTTAACATTATCATCTATCAAAACATCTTTAACGAGTTTAGATTTTCCTACTCCAGCTGAACCACAAACCACAATTGCATTTTCATGTCCTCTTGTTACCATACGAACAGAAGCTTTTAAATACTCTATTGTATCTTGCAATGTCATAGCAAAAATTGATTGATCAAATTCCTTTTTTGCTTCTCCTTTTGGAAACACAACTTCTCCAGATGCACTTTTTACTTGAATGCTTCTCATAAAAATATTTTTAATATTATTTTTTTCAAAAGAAGCAATAAGATAGTTTCTAAAAGTTTGGTCAGTAACTAATTTATATTTTTCTGTTCTTACATGTTCAAACCAATATAGATAACTCTGTTTGTATAGCTGTGAAATTCTTGTATTAGCAAGTTTGTGTTCATCAATTTGCATTTCTCTAAACCAAGCATTTATTGATTCTGATGTTTCTTTTGTTCCACTTCCTAAATTTTTAGGAATTGTAAAATTTATATCTTCTTCTAATTGAAATGTTTCTGGTTTTGGATTATGAATAACATTAGTGATAACATCAATTATTTTAACAATATTTTCTCCACTAGTTACAATAGTTAAATCTGGATTAAAAGATACTCGTTTCCAATAGTCAATAGAAATTATCTGTGAAGAACTTCCACCAGCTTTCCAGTTAAAGCGAAGCATTTCACCATCACTAGATAAAGCAAAAATACCTTGACATTCTCCTTCATCACTTTTATGAAACTCACCTACGGTAGGCGATACAAAAAATTTCTTTCCTGTTCTTTTAGATACAATTGAACATACCTTTTCAATTACAGAAAGTTCACTACCTGCGCCAAATCCTTCAATGAATTTACGTTGATAGCGTTCTATTTGCTTTCTTTCATAATGTTCTACTTTAGGCATATATCCATAAGTAGAATTCATCTTATCTTTAGTTTCTAAATCTTGTTCTTCTATCGTCTCCCATTCAGAGTTCCAAATCCAGCGATCTTTTTCGGGAGTATTTGATTTATTTTTATATTTTCCTCTAAGAAAAAATATATAATTTCTCTGTTTTTCCGTTTTACTTGGCAATCTTCTCACCTTTCTTTTCTGCTTGAATTCCTGGAAACTTCATTTGAATTTTTTGTAAAGCTTGTTTGTATTGAATAGGAGTTAAATTTTGTGCGAGTTTATTTATTGATGTCTGTGCTCTTTCTCGTGAATCTATAGGAAACAGTTTTGTACCATCATCAAGAATAATAGCAAAATCTGAATCAGGTAATTCAGATAGAGGTCTTTCAAAAATGTTATCTTCTATAAATTTTCGAGTGTATCGATTCATATTATTTTATCGTAAATGAGATATAATAAGTTCTGAACCATCTTTTAATTTAAAGAGATTTTCTTTATGAGAAGAAAAAATATCTGAAATATCAGAATATTCTTTTATATTAGATATAATAAATTTTAAAGTTGCACCAGAATGCCCATTTATTTTACAATATAAAAAATGATTATCATTAAAAATTTCAACATTTTGCATAGTTAATAAATCACCACTTTTTGTTTCCCAATGAATATCCCCTGTAAATGCTTTTTCTTTTTCTTTGAATTTTTTTTTGTAACGTTCCATTTTTAATTATTAACCTCTTTTTAAATTTTCGAGTGTATCGATCCATTATAATGATTTTTTTATTTCATCTAAGCGATCTATAATAGATGATTTTTCAGATTTTGACATAGAAGATAAATCATCTTTCTTCATTTCTTTAAGAACATCACCTAACATCTTATAAAGATTTGAACCAACACCAGATTCATTAAATCTTTTTTTATATCGTTCAGTCATTTCTTTTTAATTACCTCATTATTTTTTTAGTATGTAATTATTAGTAATTTTTATTTTCAAAAATTTTGATTGAACTGTTTTAATGCTAATTCTATTTGATTACTTTGATCTATAATATTTCCAGAAAATCTTAGATTCTCATCTTCATAACAAGTAGAAGGAATGTAATCTACATTCTTAGCTCCCCACACAGCTTGACATACTGCATCAGAAACGTCTTTAGCATTTATACCGACTTGACTTGTATCCCAATTACCATTATAATCATGTATCACTGTTCCTTTTGGATGGTCTACTTTTCCTTCTATAAGTTGAAGACAATATAAATTGTTTTTAAGATATATATTTTTACCTGCTTTAATTTCATTGTTAGCCATAAGTGTTAATAATGTTTGATATGGAGAAACATCTCTGTCTACTGATTGTTTTTTCAATTCTATATTTCCTCTTTCAAGTTTTTGTTTAATACCTTCTACAACTTGAAAAGTATCTGAAAAAACATTTTTAACAAAAACTCCTCCTTTTAATTGTAAATCAAATATAAATTCTGTTATAGCTTCTATATTAATAGCTTTACTTATTGGAAGAATTGCAAAACAAAAATCTATAATATAAATGATTCTTTTTAATTCTCTACTCCATTCTTTGTGAAGCATACAAAACCCAAGAGCATCTCCATGAGCAGAAAAACTTAAATCTAATCCAACAAATCTAATTTCTCTTGGAGCTCTATAAAATTCATATTTATCACTAAAAGATTTTTTAAAAAAATCATTATATACTATATTCCATATAAGTTCTTCTGGAATATCTATGGCATCAGCACGAACGAATGTTAAAATATTTTTTAAATTTTCATTATCAAACATATTATAAATGTAAGAAGCGTGTTGTATGAATTTACTTTCGTTCGATGTGGGGCGTCCGGATATATCTTTAATTGATTTAATTAAAGCTCGCTTATATCTTTCATAAGCGTCTATAGGTACTTCTTGAATAAGATCAACAGGAATATTTTGTAACTGATTTTCATTTTCAACCAATGCAGCAGGAATTGACCCATCTCCAGTTATTATTTTAAAAGTTTTTCCTGTTCTTTGCCATTCTGGAAATAAGTGTGGTCTTGCTTCCCATCTTGAACGCCATCTAAAATAAGTATCCTCTTGAAATTGTAATGTTTTTATAATATGATTTTCAATTAATGATCCGGCATAGTTAGCAGAAGAATCTAAATAAACATAAGTGAGAAAATCTCTACCAACAGTAGCTTCTATTCTATCTAATGAGTCAGTATATAAACGAAAAATTTCATCTTCTGAAGTTCCTGCTGTATCTATGAAAAACGCTATCTCAGAAATGTATACCTGTAAAATATCCGCACCGAGGATTTCGTTTGGATCATCATTTCCTAATAATAAAAGCAATCCACTTGCTAAAGTTATTTCTCCAACAGAAGAAGCTTTACTATATACAATTTTATCACAACCATATTTTTTTTGTTCAACGTGTACTCTATCTTCAAATTTTACTTGAATAAATCTTTCTGATTTTTCGAGTATTTTAAAAATAGGTTTTAAATATAATTGGCGAGTTTTATCAAATTTCCAAGATAAAAAATAAAGACACAAATCTGTAAGAGGACTTAAATGAAAAAATAACGAAGGCTCTCTTAAATGGTGAATAAATATGATTGTATAGATAATTAACAGACGTGCGGTAAAAGTTTTGCCAAGCCTTGTTCCACCATAAAAACAAAGTTGAAAATAATTTTTATTTCCATCAACTATGTTAAGAAAATCTTGTTTTACATGAGGATAAATAGAATCTATTACTGATTGAGGAAGCCATCCTGTTGTAGCATCAAGAAATTCTGCACCTGTAGGAGGAGGTTTTTTAAATATAAATAATTTAGCTTTTTCTTCTAACTCTTTAGAATCAAAATTATTATATAAAAATCTTTTTTCTTCTAAAGAAAACTCTTTATATTTATTTTCAATGATATTTTCTAAATTTTCATTTTGGAATTTTTGCATAAAATTCTTCTTTTGAATGAGAATTAATCCACAACTGTTTATCTTTTTTTCTTTTTTGTTGAAATGAGGGAAGATTTAATTCTTTTAATCTTCTCATTGTAATATCAAGGGATAAATTCATTTGTTTTGCAATTTCATTATTAAACATATTTAAAAAATATAAATCAATTAACTTTTTGTAATCAATTTTTTTCTTATTACCAGGAATACTACCTAAATAAAGTTTTCTTAAATTATTTTTATTTTTTTGTGATACTGGTATATTATAATGTCCATTATTTATTCCACTTGATAATCTTGATCTACTAATCTTTACTATATTTTTATATTCAATAGGAAATTTTTCTTTTAATTCTCTATGAATTGTATTTCTACCATATTTTGATAAAGAAAATAAATCTAATAATTTTTTTAAACTTAAAATATTTACATCATAATAAAAGTAGTCTATAATAAATCTCAAAAAATTAGTGGAAATGGAAACCTTAAACCTTCCATTTCCGCCTTCTCCTCCTTTAGTTAAATTATAACCATAAATATTTTCATATTTGTATACAAAACTTCTATAAAATTCTATACAATCTATCTCGGCTTCATTTAACTCTTCTCGTGAATAGCAAAAACCTAATATTTCCCATTTAAAATTTTCTTTACCATATTTACGAATAGCTTTATATAAATATTTTTTATCTTCATCTTTATTTCTAAAAGCGAATTTAAAATGATTTTTTATATATTTTATATAATCTCCATTTGTTGTTTGTCCAATATAACATTTTTTATTGGTAAGATTTGTAATCTTATAAATAACTCCGTACCAATAATACAACTTTTGTTTCTTCATTTTATTCCCTTTCAGTTTTTAATTTTAAGAAATTGGCGTTCTTATATTTATTAGTAATAGAATTTAAAAAATATTGGCAGAAATAGAAATAACTGAAAGGTTATTGGTAGGATAAATAATATTTCTACTTGTCAGTCGCCAAACCTATCTGCCAATTATTAGTAATTCAGATAAAAAGAAAGCCCTTAGTTTCCTAAGAGCTTAAATAAATTCTAGCAGAAATGAGAGCTTTTTCTTATTTAACCTTTAAGCACATCTTCAGCAAACAAAAGAAATTCATCTTTTGATACAACACCGTTTTCAAACAAAGAACCAACCAACCAAATTGCTTTTACTTTTTCAAAATCAATCATTTTGTAATCTCCTTTATTATTTATTTCTATTTTTTAACCAATTAATAAAACTTGATTTTAATATTTCATTTTTATCTTGCAGTTCTGATATTTCTGATACTAAAGAAGAATATATTTTTCTTAATTCGTCTGAGTTCTCAATCACTTTTTTAATAGCTTCATCTTTTCCATAATAATCTACAATAGAATACGAACCTCCACTATAATAATATTCTATAATTCTTATAGAATCAAGTTCAACTGATTTTTTTAACTGCTCATATTCTTTGAATTCCTTCATTGAAATAATTGCACATTGTTCTCCATTTAGTGTAATCATTGCTATATCTCCTTTATTTTTTAATAAAATTATACTCTAAATCATCCTATAACACCATTTAGAACATCTATACGAAGTTTTAAATTTTCTTTCATATATTTTTTCCATCTTATTTCTCCTTAATATAAGGTATAAAACTTAATTATCTAATTTTTTTTTATTTAAAAAATTCTTCGTAACTAACAAGCTTTATTCCATTCTTTTTAGCTTTAATGAGTTTGCTTGATGTTCCATTAACATCTTCACAGATAAGAATATTTGTGTTTTTAGTTACTGAATCAACAAACTCATATCCTTTTTCTTCAATAAGTTTTATCAACTCATTTCTTGTAAGCATACCTTTGCCCGTCATGCATACGACACCTTTACTCATTTTTTCACTCCTTGTTTCAATATTTGTTACATTAAGAACTTTCATTAAATCTTCGATGCTTTTTTTATTAGAATTTCTATACTCAATAATATTTTTTCCAATAACACGAGTATCATCATTAAAGTTCCAAAAATCATCTATAGTTTTAATACCTAGTTTAACAACTCCTTTTTCTCCTACGTGTTCAATTGAAAGTCTTGCAATAAATTCTACAATGGTCATATTCTTTGATTTTTCAATCTGTTCTAAAAGATTTTTAATTTTCTTTTTTCCTATTCCTGGAATGCTTTGTAGATTGTTTTCTTTGAGTAGATATAAATCTCTAATACATCTTATTTCAGAAGCATCCCAGAGTGCTCTTATGGTTGCTTCTGCAATTTGATCCATCTTACATTCAACACACCAAGAAGTAATAAGTTGAATAATTTTTTCAGGACATTGTGGATTGTCACAATAAAGATGAACACCTTTTTCTATTAATACATTACTACAACTTGTGCAAAAATTGGGAATTAGTTCATTATCTGTTGCTACATGATGTATAAGATTCTGTTTGAAAAAAGGAATCACTTCGTTTGCTTTTTCTATTATTACTTCATCCCCTTCATGCAGTTTTAATTTCATAACATTTTTAAAATTGTTAAGAGTAACATTTTGAATAATACTTCCTCCAATTTCAATTGGTTTTACTTTTGCTACAGGAATTACATTTCCTGATTTTGAAACATTCCATGTAATTCCAAGTAGTTCTGTTTTCTTTCCTTCTGCAATTGGTTTAAGTGCAATGGAATAATGATTATGATGTGAAACAACATATTTAGAATTTATTTCTTCGTGTAGAGAATTGTCATTTACTATTATAACTAATCCATCTGTCATGTAAGGCCATTTATTCCTATTTATTTTAACATAATCTTTATAACATTCTTGAATTTGTTTAATTGAATTACAATCATAAAATTTAACAACATTAAAACCTATTTTTTCAAGTTGTAATAGTTTACTAGACTCAAAACGAATATCTGTTCCAAGTAATTGATATGCAACAAAATTAAGATACTTTAAATCTTCTAAACCAGAATCTTTACGATTAACCAATCCAGATGCGATATTACGAAGTGGTTTATTTTCTGGATTAGGAATCTTTGCATCTTTATAAATAACAAGTTCTCCTCTTACTTCAATTCGTTCTTTGCTTTCAATTGTTTTTGGAATATCAATATAATCTGCTATGTGAGTAATAATTCTTCCTTCAACACCATCTCCACGAGTTGCAATATATTTTATTACTCCCTTTTCATACACAATACCTATTGATAAACCATCAATTTTTGATTCTACTACAAGTATTGTTTCTTTATCAAGAATTTTTTTTAACCAATCTTCTACATCTTCAATTGTTTTTGCTTTATTTTGTGAAAGCATTGGATATAAATGTTTTACTTTATCCCCTCTAATAGGAGCTCCTACAATTTTAAAATAATCATTATCAGGATCAATTGCTTTCAACTTATCTTCAAGTGAATCAAACACTTCATCATCAACAAGAGCTTGTCCATTATAATAAGCATCTTTCCATTCTATAAGTTGTTTTACCATTTTTTGTGTATTCATTTATATCACTCCAATCTTAACTTAAAAATCTTTAAAATCAACTATATCATAGTCAGTAAAAATGGTTTGTTCAATTTCTTTTCCATTTTCTAATTTAATCATTCGCTTTGTTTTTCGCATGTAAAATTTATCAGTAATATGTCGAATGTCATTGTGAACTTCTCCAATTTTTGCTGAATCCAATTTTGCTTGAATATCTTCATCGTCAGGTCGGCTCATTCTGGAAATAACAAGATTGTTTAATTCATTTTTAGAAAGTTTTATTCCTTGTTTTTTATATTCTTTTTTAATTTCTTTTGCAATACTAACCATATCATCTGCTTTTTTATGTTTTTTATTTTTTTCCATAATTATACCTCTTTTTAAATTTTATTTCATAAATCCAAAAATAACCGCATCTTTATCTCGAATAAAAGCAATCATATAATTAGAATAAATTATTTTATATCCTTTATCATTTAATTTTAATGGACATTTTCTATTTGAATTACCACTAACTTTTAAAGAAGCTGTAAACAAATCGTCTTTAAAATCAACTTCATATATAAAATTTTCTTTATCCAACAATCTAATAGCTGAAACTTTTGCTTCTTTAATTTTTGTTTTCACTCTATACCTCCAAAATATTATAACATTTTTCTTTCAAATCTTTTTTTAAATGAAAGGCTTTACTTGTAGATACACCTAGTTTATTTCCAATCTTTTCTAATGTATATCCCTTTTCAATATACTTAAAAAGTCTATCTTCTTTTTTATTTAATTGCTTTTTAATTCTATCTTTAACAGTTTCTAACTGTTCAATATAAGTATCTGTAGGATTATATGATAAACTTTTTTCTATCTGTTTTTTTATAGAAAATTTTGTCACTTCTCTCTTGATTTCTTTATATTGCTCATAGGATACAACATATCCTTTTTTTCTATATTTATCAATATAGTATTTTGTATATGCTTTTAAATATCCTGAAAGAAATACATTAAAATTAAAATTTGGTTGAAGCCTTTCAACATCTATATTGATAAGTTGATTTAACAAACATTTAATAACAAGATTTTGTTGAATATCTTCTAATGCTTCAGCCTCACATTCATTTACTTTTATATAAATATTCCAAGCATACTCCTTAATATAGTTATGATATTTTCTAAGAAGATTATTAAAACCTCTTTCATCTCCATTTTTAAATGCTACCACACAATCATAATCAGTCATATAGTCTCCTTAAAAAAAAATAATATTTACCAACTAATCAAAAAACTTTTAAATTCAGAATTATCAACTTCATCAACATCATACCCATGCATTCTTAAATATTGAATTGTGGTAATACTCATGTTATCAATAAAAATTGAAAGTTCTCCTCTGTTATATGCTTGTGTCAGTAAATTATCAATTTTATTTACTTCTTGAGATACTTCTTTTGTTTGTTGTGTGATCATTTTGTAGTCTCCTTATTTGTGATTTAAAAAAGGATGTGTTAACTTAGGATTAAGAATTTTTGGAAAACACTTTTTAATTAATTTTTTCTTTAATTCGTATTTTTCTATTGCAAAATCATCTAATGCTTTATAAAAGATAGAAGAACAATCAGAACACAATCTTAAGTAATTGTCTTCATCGTTATCATCATAAGTTACATGATGAAATAAATAATCATCATCATCAAATTCTTTTAAACATCCTTCACATAAACACATGATTTATAATCTCCTTTTATAATAATTAAATTTTTTTAAGTGAATCCAAAAATGTATCTGTATCTATAAATTCTCCTTGTAAATAATAATTTATTAAATTTTCTTCATTTTTAGAAATAAATTTTTTTATATCTTCTATTTCTTTTGTAGACACATTTAATTTATTTTGAACAATTTCTATTTTATCTATTTCTTTATTTATTGTAAATTTAATAAATTCATTTTTTGAATTTTTTAAATCATATACAAAATGAATATGAGGAAATTTTGCATGAGCTTTTTCTGATCTTATTTGAATATAGCCTTTTTTTAATCCAGTTCTTTTTATTGGAATATTAGCCATTTCAACAAATCTTCTTGTATATCTATCATCCATTTTTTTCTCCTTTGTAATTAAAAAATTAAAATACAATACTACAATGAGAAAATTCCTCTGGAGAAAACCCCAATTTTTCAATTAAAATATCTATTAAATAATAATCTAAATCAGAATAAATATCACACATTACTTCATCTGTTAAAAGAGTGTCATCAGAGTACTCCCAAATAAAATCTTTAACAGTGTGTTCATGAGCAAGTTCACTTAACATATCGGTATATATAGAGTGACAATTACTACATTGAACAGAAAGAGCTAAATTTTTAATTTCTCCAAAAGTTTTCATATCTATAATCTCCTTTTAATAATTATCAGCTAATAGATACAATATAATCTAAGTATATAAAAAGTACAACACTTTTTTGTCTACAAATAGAAAAAAGTGAATTTTATTTTTATATATAAATTCACTTAGAATATACTATTTTAATTTTTATAATTTAATTAAACTACTTTAATGTTTTTTCTTCCATATTACTTTATCACCAATCTTATTCTTCATATACCAAGCAATAAAAGTAACTAAAGGAACAATCGCACCAAAGATACTAAAAATTAAACCTACAATAACATCTCGAATTGTTATTTCTTCTTTTGAGATAGAAAGAAATGTGAATGTAGTTAATCCAACAATATACCAACCAACAACATAAATCCAAATCATAATCAAATCTCCTTTTTAATATAACAATAATTTTCATTCTCTTTCTGTATACGTTTAATCTTATCTTCAAACTCTTTTCGAGTAATTCCTAAATCAAAAAGTAGTGCATCTGTTACTGCTTTAATAGCACCACAATATAAAAGTCTACTTGGAAACACCCTAAGAGGTTCTGCACAATTATCTGATAAACTAAAAGTAACAATTTCAAACATATTCTATTATTCCTAAATGTTTAATATTTTTTTATTAGTACTATTGAGAATTTTTTGATTGTTCTATTAGTGAAAGATATTCTTTATTTTCACCACCCTGTAGAATATCTAAAATATCAAGAATAACTTTTGTAGGATTTTCATCCCATTGTTTTTCTTTAATGCGATAAATTTCTATATTAGGTTTCTTTTTTAAAATTTCTTGTTCACGAAGAAAATCATTTTGTATTGTTTTACAATGCCAATTTTCATCAAATTCTATATTTATTTCTCTATCTCCTATTTTTATATAAAAATCTAAATAACGAGCAAAATTAGTTTCTGAAACATCTCCAACATACATAATTTTTTCTTTTAATAAAAAATCGTATTCTGTATTTAATAATGTTATTAACTCAATTAAAGTATCAAATAATTTTTTAGCTTTAACTCCTTCTCCTGGTTTGTTTCCATGTATTTTTTGATTATTTTCTTTTGTTATAATCATTTTATTTACAACTTCTTCAGAAGCACAAGGACAATCTCCTCCATATTTTTCATTCATAGTTTTTATAATTTTATCATTTATTTCTTTGTTTTTTCTAGGATGATTTTCGTTATACTTTTTCATACAAGTTTTTTCTTTTTTTTCTTGAATTTCCTCTCCTCTTTCTTTGTATACTTGTATTAAAGATTCACTACCTTTTTTCCTAATAGTAATATCTTGAGAAGAAAATTCTGTTTTATATCTTTCTAAACAAGTTAAACGTCTTTTTTCATTTGCTTCTGGTAAGTGTGAAGGATCAATAGTTCCATATTTTTCTAAATTATTTCTTTCTCTTGTTTCCAAAATATCTTTACACTGCATCGCAAATCTAACTCCATATCTTTCTAACATAGTTTCTTGCATTCTTGTAAATTGTCTTTCAAAACCATTTAACCCATTTTCATCTATGTTGTTTAATTTTGTTTGTTTTCCTTTTTCTTTAACTTCTAGTAACATTGAAGGACTTGTTACTCCATACTTTTCTAAACTATTTTGTCTTCTTTCTTCTATAAAACTTTCTAATTGCATAGGATGTTCGACATTGTATTTTTCTAAACAAGTTTGTTTTCTTTTCTCTTGAACTTCTTCTGATTGAGTTGGATATTCTACTCCTATATTTTTTAAATTAACTTGTTTATAATTTTCATTTATACAAGTTTTATCACAGCATGTTTTTGCAAATCCAGCTGCAATAGAAATAAATTTTTTAGGTTTACCACATAAACAATACTCTATTTCTCCTATATTCTTTAAATAATAATCATAATGATCTATACTCTCGTGAGCTATACTTAAATGAACTGACAATCCATTATCTCCATAACAATTTTTATTACAGATTTTACAAACTCCAGTTATTATTCTTATATCTTCTTTTTTGGGCTTACTATCCCATGTCTCCTTTCTTTTTTCCGTTTCTTTAATTTTTTGCTCAGGATGGTCTTCATAATATTTTCTAGTATTTTCTCTACGTTGTTTTTTCTTTTCAGACGATTCGTTTTGTCTAGATTCTGAAATTCCTTTTCCCGCTAAAGTACTCCAACAATTTTCACAAATAGATTGTACTGTTGGTTTTGGTTCTTTTAAAAATTTATTATTAGAATTTCTTACTACTAAATTTTCAGTAGTTCCACAATGTTTACATCTTTTAATTTCTGTAATTTTATATTTTTTAAAATGATTTCTAACTTTGTCTTCAGTAATAGAATTTTCTTCTGCAATTTGTGAGACAGATTTTTTCAAAACTAAATGCTCATGTTCTAAAAATTCCTTATTAAAATAAAAAGGAACTCCTTGACGTTTTTTATAAAAACAATCTTTGCAAAAATCTTGAGTTACTTTAATTAGTTGTCCAGTTTTCTTGCTTTTTCTTTCTACAACTCTAACATTTTCAGAACCACAATACTTACATACTACCATTTAGCTACCTCTTTATTTTTTAAGTGTTACGAGCACTTATTTTTTTTATTAGTAATAAATGAAGGAAAAATATAATTAAGGTAACTATAATTATATTCTTATCAGTCTCGTAAACCTATCCTTCACTTATTATTAACTTCCTTATTATAATATATAAAATAAAATCTTAAATTTTTTTAAAATAAAAAACCTCCTAAAAAAATTAGGAGGTTTAATATTCTTAAAATTTATTTTTTATAAATTTTAGAGTGAGGTCAATTGCATCAAGCGTAAGTACTTAGAATTTATTATTTTGCGGTCTTCGATGCTTGCCAACTGCCCCACAGTATAAAACTCAGGGTATCTTAATTCTGCACTGATTTCAGTCAACACTCCAAAAACAATACTCATATCAGTATTAGTAGAATCTGTTGGGTTCTTGTAAGTTAAGAGCAATTCATCGTTTGCAATAACTCCGGCATCAGCAGGGCATGAAAAAACATTTATATCATCCAGCTGTCCAGCTTTAAACACACCCCACTCATATCCTTCAACTCCAGTCTTCCAAAGATCATGTCGTTTCATGTAAGTGAGAGCTTTTGAACCAGCTACGATCGTGTTAATCTTTCCACGCTGGATGTCATCATAGATAGCATCACCAACGTTCTGAATTGCAGGAAGTAAGTTCTGTGCATGTGATTGAGCACTGACTTCAGCAGCAGCTGCAAAGTCAGTATCAAAAGTGTAAGTAGTATTAGCATTAGCAACTTGACGACCAAAACCAATTGCTTTAAAGTCACGAGCACGGCTATGCTGATCTCCTACGAACTGAAGAAGCGTTTCATGAATGTCTCCAAGTCCAGTAGTTTCAAGAGTAATAGCAGCCATGTCTGAGAATCTATACCCTAATGGAACTGGGAATGCCTGGAAACGCTCTTTACGAACATTGATACCAACAGTACCTACCTGAGTGTAGTTATCACTATTTTCAAGTGAGTAGTTGTATTCAAGTAAAAGAGT